CGTCGATCTACTGGAAGAACATTGCCACTACGTTATACCGGATGCGCTTAACAGAAAAGTCGATGACATCCTGGGATTAGCCAAGGTGTTAGTCGCAAGAGAAGGGATTAAAGGATTAATCGTTGACCCGTGGAACGAAATTTCTATGGAAGAGATGGGAACGAGTGAAACCCATTTCATCAGGGAAGCGCTCGGTAAGTTCAGGCGATTTGCCAGGAGTCATCAGGTTGCAATCTGGATTGTCGCGCACCCTGCCAAGCAGTACAAGGATAAATCAACAGGCGAATACAAAGCGCCTAATTTGTACGATATATCAGGCTCATCGAGGTGGCGTGACATGTGCGACAACGGCATATGCATATTTAGAAAGGCTGAAAACGAAGGCGATGACAGGCACTCGGTAGAGATCCATATTGGCAAGATCAAGCACAAGTATGTCGGGCAGATCGGCAAGGTTGATATGCGCTACGACTACGACTCAGGACGATTTACAGATCAACTGGCGGTGGTGGGTGAATGACATGCTCAAAGTAGACGGACACGATGATGCGATTATTGGCGTAGGCGAAAGTTTTAGTCGTCAGCCGATTTTAGTTTATTCGGTAGAAAGCATTGTCAAAAACTTAATGGAACGTGACGGCATGACTGATGAGGAAGCTATAGAGTTTTTTGAATTTAACATTATCGGCAGCTACAACGGCGAGGGGATGCCTATTTTTGTCACGCCATACGACACATATGATCTACCCGATTAAAGTATGGCGCAGGAAGGGATTGCGGCGCTTGCTCCGGCATGACGTTGCCCGGAGCATGAGCATGGCAGATGTGTTTGCCGAACAGCAGAAGCATTACCAAATGAGCAAAAATGAACGGGCAAAGTTTGACCGCCTGTCGCTGGATATTTTCCCGTTGCCCGACAAGCAACGCAAGGAATGCAAACCGAGGCCAGCCGTATACGAAATAGAGTGCCAATACTGTCACACAAAAGTAATGAGAAAAACCAACTGGGCTAAATACTGCAATGCAGCCTGCAAACATAAAAAAAGGGAACGGGATGAACAAGCTCGACGCAAAGCAATACAGTAATAACGGTTACATCAAGATTAATTCAAAATTGATTAACAAGAAGTTTTACCTGGTGAGAAACCTGGGAGTGAAAGTGCCTGACGACAGCCTGCTTAGAGTGACACAAAGAGGGTTACAAACTTTGGAGGGGCTGAAATCAAATGAGATCCAAGAACTATTTCTGGCGGCGGAAATCCTCTGCTCAAACGTCTATGACGCGACGATTGAAACCGCCAGCAAACAACGAAAACAAAAGCGCGTGGATCGAACTCGGAAGCAGATACGAAAAGGAGTTCGTAAAACTACTCAGGAGTCATGGTGTTAAGGCGGAGATCAATCCAGCGAAGAAGGACGATCCCTATCTCCCAGATTTACTGGTTGAGGGAAGGGTGGCAGAACTCAAGACCAGGAGAACTCCGTTCTTTAAAACAGAGCAATACGGAATCTCGCCTGACACGGCTACGACAATCAATCAAAAAGATATTGAGCGATACATTAAGACGAATCCAGGGATGGTGATCTTCTTCTGGGTCTACTGGCCCAGGCAGGAACGATATGGAATTAAAGTAAAACAATGCTGCGGTGTCTGGTTTGCCAGGATGGACAAATTGAAAAAGATATGCGACTCAGCGCCAGTGAAACATTACGAGAACAGATCAGGCGAGGACGGCAACAAGGTGACGAGTTACATAATTGATCTAAACGATTTGAGGCAGATGTTTTGAGTGAGTCATGGATATTTGCATGTGTCAATGTTGGAACAGGGGCAGTGATTTCATGGTTGCTGTCGCATTATCTATTGCCGCTTATTTTTAATGTGAAAAGAGATCCTGTCAGGGCGACTACCATCACGGTGATCTACACGGTTGCTGCTCTTATTAGAAACGTAATTGTTTACGAGTTATTCACATGAAACATATTATTTCATTAGGCGCTGGCGTACAAAGCTCAACGATGGCATTGATGGCAGCCAAGGGCGAGATAACACCTACCCCTACGGCCTGCATATTTG